TATATCAAGAATAGTTATGCGTTGAAAGAATGCGAGTACATCGATCAAGATGCTAATGACTCCTTTGAACCAGAAATCCTGTTAAAGAAAGCGGTTGAGAAACTTAAAACAAATCTCTCAAGCGATGTTGAAATAACAGATGCTACTACTTATGATAGTAGAACCTCAATCTCAATCAAGTTTGTCTATAAGACATTCCCGGGTGTATTGAATTCTACTTATTGTAGTCGTGGATATGATTACTGGCGAATTGATTTTATGAATCTTGATGGATAGATAGAAGTTCGGGAACAAAAATGTCAAAATTAATTTTTTGGCATTTTCTATTATTTTTGTATTTAAAGACCAAAAAATTAATTTGGTCTTTTTCCTGGAAGATATTTAAGAAACAGGCATCAAACGAACGCCGAGATAATCTCTATTTACCCCTGTAATTTCATAGAATTCACAGGTCCGTCCATTAAACTTAAAAGTGATGATTATTTCTTTTTGGTTAAGAATATTGTCTTCAATAACTTCAATATCTTTCTTATCAATTTGAAGGTGTTCAGTGATAATAGTAATACATCTGTCAATATCGGCAAATTCTTTATCGCTCAATTCTTCACCAACAACTTTAATATCTTTGCAGAGATTAATATTTTCAATGACGAAATCGCACAAATCTTCCATTTGGTATTTTTGTTTATTAAATGATAAAAATCATTTTTACTATAATTATATGAAAAATAAAACATTTTTAATTATGCGAAATAGGCATCAAATGAACACAAATATAATCTTTTTGAATTCCTATAAATTGACAAACTCTATCTTTAAATTTAAATGATATAAATAATTTTTCATTGTTCATAATAATCGCTGATTTAGCAATATCTAAATATTCAGAAATTTTATTTATACATTCATCTAAATTATTAATTTCATTATAATATTTGAAACTTATAATTTCATCCATCTTATAATCATAACTTAATATGATATATTCGCATAACTTTTCCATATTTTTAATTCTATAAATATTAAAAAGAATTCAATTTTTATTATAAATATAATAAAAAGACCAAAAATTAATTTGACCTTTTTTGGGAGAAAATTGTTTAGGATACTGGCATCAAACGCACACCGAGATAATCTCGTTGCGTGTCATAATGTTCGTAAAACTCACAACTCCTATTTTTGAATTTGATGGATATGACAGTTTTACGAGGTATAAATAAATTATCTATATTTATATCAATCGCCGATTCCTCAATGCCTAAACACTTAGAAATATTACTAACACATTCATCAAAATCATAGAATTCGCCATAACTAAACCGCTGCATACTAATCTTTTCATCAATCTTTGATTCAACATTCGCAACAATAAATTCGCACAGGTCTTCCATTTTGTCCTCCAATAAATTTATATATCTGGATAATCATTTTTATTCTAAATGTTAAAAAAATAATACAAATTAATTTATCAATGGATATATAGTTATTATTATTTTATTATTTAATGTCATAATATCACAATCTCTATTTCTATATTTAAACTTTAATACATTAGTACCCATAATATTAATAATATTAATATATGTTATATATTCATTATTAACCAGATATTTAAAAATAGAATTTAATGAAATATCTATATCATTTAATTCAATAATTTTCATTGTAATAAATGTAGTTAAATAATAATTAGATTCAAGTATTCCAATTATCTTATTCATATTTTAATATAAATCTTAAAAAAAAAATTAATATCATTTTTTTTATTTTAATTCAATAGTTTTTAATATTTCTTCAACTATTTCTTCAATAGATTTATTTTCAATATCTATAATTAAAACCTTTGTATTTTCCTGTAATTTTTCTAATGCTTCTTCGTGTAAATTGTGAATAGCAGTTATATATGTATTATCAATATTAATTTCATTTTCTCGCCCTCTTAATTTGATTCTTTCAAGACATTTAATAGGATTTGAACGCAAATATATATAATAGTTTGAATTCCAAATTCTATCTGTTTTGCTATACATTTCATTAATTACATTAAATTCGTCATCATTAATATTATTACGAATATAATCATATTTATTAAAAGTATTTCTAATAAAATATGGACTTCTTTCCATAAAGATAATAGATTTATTATCTTTTTCCTGAATCCATGCTCTATCTAACCATACTTTTATTTGAAAATTAAAATATCCTGTTTTTGAAAGATAAATATTATCTAAAAATGATTTCCATTTATCAAGAGGTTCCAAATCAATTTGAATATGCTTATATTTATGTAAATAATTTAATATTGATGATTTGCCCGAACCTATATTGCCATCAATTGTATAAATAGTCATAATTATTATTTAAATATTTCTAAAGTTTTATTTGAATTTATCATTTTTTTAATTATTGATGGATTAATTATTTTAATATTCTTTAATTGCCGAAATAAACAATTAATATTATCATTAATCAAATTTATTAATTCTAATATTATATCATTTGATATTTTTAATTTATAATAAGAAACAATATTTTTAATATGTCCTGCTAATGCATTAATATCTTCCTTACGCATTTTATATGATGCTACACTACCGCCTCCTATTTGAGGTCTTAATGTATCTGATGAAAAATCAATATCTAATATATTACCGGTAGCATTATTTTCATTATATATTCCACTATTTATTCCAAAATATTCGGATGGTAATGATCCACCGGTTAATTTAGTTTTATGACAAGTTTCATTTATATATGACTTTAATAATTTTAATGCCTCTTTATGTATAGTATTTGAATTATTTATCATTGTTATTATAGATAAAATAGTAACAACATTAAATATTAAAATATCTATATATTTTGATAATATTCTATATATTGCTGCTTTTTTAGAACTATCAATATTAATATCATATTTAGTTATAATCATATTAATAATAGGTAAATAATTATTCATATCTTTTCTATAAATTAAGAAGATAAAAAAGAATGGATATTAATTTTCAGGATTATTCACTTCCTTTAAATCTTTTTAATGGAAGAATTAATATTATGGATGAATTCAAAAAATTTAAAAAAAATATTATTGTTAAAGAATCTGTTTTATCAGAAGATAATGCTAATTCTATGTCTCGCAATTTAGAACATAGTTCATTATCACGGAAATTTTTTTCAAATGATAATATTAATGTCATACATAAAAAAATTATTATAGGAGTATATCAAAAAAGTAATAAAAAATATTCTATTTCTAAACAAAATGAACGAGAACTTTTAATAATTATGAGGTCATATTATCTACAATTTGGTAAAAATTTAAATACTAATATTCAACAACAAGTGGATACGCTTAATAAAATGGTTATTGATTGGTCTGTTGATGAAATTATTAAAAATATAGAGCAATATATGATTTATAAACAAACAGCGAGTACCCTACCTATGCCGATGGAACGCTCCCAATTACCATCACAAAAAGGATTAAAAACTCTTGAAATAAAATCATTTATATAATTAGAAGATATTTTTTAATAAATGGGTAAAGAAGATTTTTCTAGTTGGTTTTCTTCAAAAGTAGATGATGTTAAAGAAAAAAATAAAGACTTAACCGAATATGATATAACTATGAATACTATTAAACATGAAAATATGTTTAAAGGAACTATACTTATATGTATAGTATATGCTATACTTGGTTTTATATTAGTTGTTCTTTCATATGTCTCTGAATCTGCCAGAGATTTATTATTTAATAAATTTCTACCTTTTACATTAGTTTATATTATTGGTACTATAATAATAATATTTATTATGTTATATTATATTTTCACATTTGAACCTGTAAAAATAAATAGACATAATCATATTGACGATATTTCTTGTCCTGATTATTGGGATGTTAAAATAATTGATGAAAAATATATAGGAAAATCATTTGATTCAAATTATACTGATGAATTTAAATATCAATGTGTTATTAATAATGATATTTTTGATAAAACCGCAATGTATAAATATCATAATAATAAAAATTATAGACTTACAAATAATATAAATTATACTGATAATACTGCAAATAAGGTTGGAAAATATGATACAAATAAAGAATCCGCTTTTACTACTGATTATGATGTAAATAGTGATAAGTATAATCTATATGTAGATATAAATAAATATAGTACTGATTCTACTGGTGCTGATACTGCTACTAGCAATAATCAAAAAATATTAGGAAAGGAATTAAATATTTTTAATGATAGTGATAGAGTAAAAAATATATATTCTAATTTAAGAAAAATAGCAGTAATTGAAAATAATTACGCAATTGATACTACTAATAAAACTGCTTACAGTTTAACATCAAGATCAAATATATTAAATCCAGATGTTAAATTCTCAATTTGGAATAAAAATAATACTGCTACTATTGCTACTCCTTTATTAAGTAGTACAACTGCAGAAAATGCTTTACAAATTATAAGCTGGAATGATTTAAAACAAACTGATTTTGATATTATATTTAATAATAATTCTAATATAAATGCGATTAAAGTTGTTGTTGATGGTATTGGAGCAACTAGAACTAGTGGAACGGGACATTGTTTAGGATTAATTGAAAAAGATATTGAAAATACAGATGATATTAAATATTATTTTAAACAATCAGAAACTTTTGCAACACCATTGAAAACTATTTTTCCTCCTGATTATCCAGGAACATCACCAGTAGTAAAACCAAGTGATGTTGATGAAAAAAATATGATATTTGAAAAGACACATTTATATGCTACTTTTAAAGATGCAATTACTAAAGATAATATTACTAGTAATAATGCCAATATAAATTATGCAAGTATGACAAATTATGAATATATTAATAAACCGGGTCCAATAATACAAGCATACGATAAAACTAAATTTAGACCAGATAATATAAGTTTTACTGAATTAAATACTGATAATATAGCTCCTTTATTATGTGATACAGTATATCCTAAATTATTATCTAAATTTGAAAGTTATGATATTAAAAATGAAAATAATAATGATATAAGATGTGCTTATTCTAAAATATGCGGCATTCCTTGGAGTGATTTAAGATGTCCCAGTAATAATTAAATAAATATATATAAACAAATATAATTAATGATAAAAATAATGAGTAATTATATAAGAGGTGATTTATTAATATATACTAATAATGGGATAAAAAGGTTGGATAAATTATCAAAGGTTGATGATTTAGTATATAATGAAAATAATTTACCAACAGAAATAGACCAGATAAACAGAAATTCAATAAGAAATTATTATTTATATAAAATAAAAACAATTCATAATATAGATAATTATTATTTAGGCGGAACAAATAATATTTATTGTATTCAAAATATACCATTTGATTTAAAAATAAGAGAATGTGTTAATTTCATTGAAAATAATACTCGTATTTGTTCGCCTTCTTTTGTGAGTGTTAATGAAATAACAGAATTTGATTATATTGGTTACCCATATCCAAATATTGATAATAATGCTTATGTTAATGTAAGCATTGAAGAAAATAGCGAGAATGATTTAAATGATGAGGATAAATATAGATTTCAAGGTTTAGTATTATTGCAACAATCGGTATTTGAATTAAATAATAATTTAAATAAAAATACGATTGGATTTTTAAATAAATATTTACATAATAATAATATACCATTTGAGATTTTCAATAATAATATTAAAACAACTATTAAATTTAATATAAATGATATTAAATTATTAACAATAACAGAAATAAATGCTTTATCAAATAAAAATATTAAATTTTTAATAGATGGTTTTAGTGAAATAAATACTATTATAAATACAAATGATAAATCAATATTTTATTTATTAAAAAATATTTATATGAAGAATGGTATATTATTAACAGCAAATTATATGAATAATAATTATGTTATAAAAATACCACAAAAAACAGATGTATCAGAAATTAATTATTTTATATATGATAATTATATTTGGTCCAAAATTAAGAAAATAACAAAATCTGATAAATATAACGGACAACTTTTCACATTAAAATTAAAAGATAATTCAAAATTTTTAACTGAGATAGGTATTATTTCATAATTGCTTTAATTGTTGGATAATAATTATAATTACTTAATTCAAAATCTTCAAATGTTAAAGTTTCAATCCATTTTATTTTTTCATCAATTGATATATTATAATCAATTTCTTTTTTAATATTAATATTTGGAAATTCATATGGTGTTCTTTCCAATTGTGTTTCAACTGCTGCTAAATGTTCTTCGTATATATGAGCGTCGCAAATACTAATTGCTATTTCTTTAACTTTTAAATTCATAACCTTCGCTATTATATAAGTTAATAATGCAGTTGATGCAATATTAAATGGTAATCCTAAAAATAAATCACTAGACCTCATATACATCATGCAACTTAGTTCATCATTATTTTTAAAGAAATTATAAAGGATATGACAAGGTGGCAAAGCTTGTTGAGATAATTGGCACGGATTCCAGGCATTTATAATAATTCTTCTACTATTTTCTTTATTTAATTCTTCTAAGATATATTTCAGTTGGTCTATATCGCCATTAAAAGACCTCCATTGAAATCCATAAATTGGTCCTAAATATCCTTCTTCATAATGATTAAAACCATTTTCATCTAAATATTTCCGTGATGAATTTTCTTTCCAGATATTAACACCTTTTGCTTCTAATTCTTTTGAATTAACGGAACCTCTTAAAAACCATAATAACTCTTCAACAATACCTTTAAAAAACATTTTTTTAGTTGTTAGAAGAGGATATTGATTATTAGAAATATCAAATTTTAATAAAAATCCAAAACTAGAATAAGTTATACCATTTCTAGTTTCTTTTTTAGTTCCATTGGTTTTAACATTTTTTAATAAATCTAGATAATTAATTTCATACATATATAAATAAAAAATGAATTATATTTATATAATTTAAAATACTTTTAAAATATGCAAACAGGAATAATATCGTTTGGTGATAGAGTAGCATGGAATATAAAATGTAATATAATAAAAGATGTGATATTGAATGAATTATTTAATTTATTTAATATTAGGATTATTCAAAAACATTATTTTAATATAGATGATAATAATATTAAATATTTAACTAAATTACCTCATTTAATTTCATTAAGGTCAAATGGTAATAGATATTATATTTATTTTACTTTGTATAATGATACACCAATCATTTATTATATAGATATGAAAATTCATACTGGTTATGAGAAACCGCGAATAATATTAGCAAGAGGTTTATTTGATAAATCTTTATTTAAAAATACATTATTGGATGGTGAAATGATTAAAACATTTGATAATAAATGGATATTTATAATTAATGATATTATTGCATATGAAGGTAATAAATTAGATAATATGATATTACCTGAAAGATTGAAAATTATATATAATATTCTTAATACTAAATATACACCTGATGATATATGTGATGTATGTACTTATAAAGTAAAGAATTATTATTATTTATCAAAAAAATCAATGGAAGAAGTAATAGAATTATCAAAGAAATTAAATTATACTTCAAGAGGTATTTATTTTTCATCTTATTATTTAAAACATAAACCTAAACTACTAAATTTTAATGATAGTATGATTGTTTCCGTCCATAAAAAAGTTAAAGATATAACTGTATTTAAGGAATTGAATAAAAACGATGAAATAGCGGTAATAAATCCAGCAATAATTTCATCCTCAAATATTACACCTTTAAATATATCACATACTAATTTATGGATTTCAAAGACGGATGAACCAGATATTTATAATATATATGATAATCATAATATATT